CCTGTAAGAAGTGGTAGAACTAAACTAAAGCACGATATTGGATAAATATACTTAACAAATCATAAAATAGGAATATTATAATGGCAAGAAATGGCTCAGGTACTATGAGCATAGACTATGCGGATTTCCAATCAGGAGCAAATATTGTTGCTGACGAGCTAGATGCTAATTTTAGCACTATCGTTGCAGAACTAACTAATTCAGTAGCAGTAGACGGACAAAGTACTATGTCCGGAGACCTTGCCATGGGAACCAATAAGATTACTGGGGTCGGCGACCCTACCTCCGCACAAGACGTGGTAACTAAAGCATACTTTGAAGCAAATGCAAGTGCTGGCGGCGGCTTGCAATCCATGCAAGTATTCACTGCTGGTGGTACGTGGACAAAACCCGCTGGTATTACAACAGTTAAAGTCACTGTTGTTGGCGGCGGGGGCGGCGGTGGCGGTGGTAATTCTGGTGATGTTGGTGCCTCTGGCGGTGGCGGTGGTGGAAATGCTATTGAATATATTGACGTTACAGGTACTTCCTCTGAAACGATTACTATAGGTGCTGCTGGTTCAGCTGGTTCTGCAGGAGGTAGCGGCGGGGCAGGTGGTACTTCATCGTTCGGCGCGTTCTGCTCTGCCACAGGCGGATCAGGTGGGGTTAGCAATGGGACGACAGTTGTAAGTGGCGGCTCTGGTTCTGGTGGCGACATCAATATCAACGGTGGATACGGTGGCGCACCCGGTGGATCAGGAACTGAGCGGAAGTACACAAATAACAACGGTGGAAGCAGTTTGTTCGGCTTTGGTGCTTCTTCCGATTCTTTTGGTGGTGATGCGGGTGTGGGTTACGGCGCTGGGGGTAACGGCGGTGTTGGCGGTGGTGCTGTTGGCGGTGCTGGTACGGCTGGAATTATAATCGTTGAGGAGTATGCATAATGAAAGCTCTCATCCAAGGAACTCGTATTTGCGAATTAGCTGTCGCTGAATTTCCAGTACATGATGGATTAACATGGGTTGATGTGGCAGACGACACGACAACTCAAGACACCTACGTTGACGGTGCAGTTGTTAAGTATCAATATCCAGATTTAACATGGTCAGATATTCGAGCAACTCGAAACAATCTGCTTGCAGCGTCGGATTGGCGAGCGATGTCTGACGTGCCTGTCATGTCAAATGAGTGGCGGGATTACCGTCAATCTTTGCGCGACATTCCAGAGACGTATTCAAGTCCGAGCGATGTTGTCTGGCCCGTTGAGCCTGACTAATCATGGACCCGGTAACGCTATTGCCGGGGCAAAGAAACTGGTCGAGTGGGTAAAAGTAGCAGTATAATAAAAAGTTACTTTTTAAATAAATATATTTAACAAATCATAGAATAGGAATATTATAATGGCAAGAAATGGTTCAGGTACTATGAGTATCGACAATGCTGATTTCCAATCAGGAGCAAATATTGTTGCTGACGAGCTAGATGCTAATTTTAGCACTATCGTTGAAGAGATCACTAACTCAGTAGCAGTAGACGGACAAAGTACTATGACCGGAGACCTTGCAATGGGAACCAATAAAATTACTGGAGTCGGCGACCCTACCTCTGCACAAGACGTGGTAACTAAAGCATACTTGGAAGCAAATGCAAGTGCTGGCGGTGTTGGCGCATCTGGATATGTTTCAAACCTACTCTGGGGTTAAATTATTCAACTAATAACAATTTATATAAAATAAGGAAATATTAAAATGGCTGCACCAAACCTAGCAAGTCTCACTACAATTACTGCAAAAACAGGACTAACTGATCTTAACAGCACAAGCGCAACAACACTATTAAGTAATGCTGCATCTAGTGGTAAAGTTCTTAAATTATCGTCATTATATGTTTGTAACGTTGATGGCACAAACAACGCAGATGTTACTATTAAAGTACATTCAGCGGCGTCTGGCGGTGGTACAGGTTTTGCTATTGCATCAACGATTGTTGTTCCAGCAGATGGTTCAGCAGTTGTCATTGATAAAAACTCACCAGTTTATCTTGAAGAAGATAAGTCACTTGTTGCAACAGCCAGTGCTGCCGACGACCTTGAGTGTGTTTTAAGTTACGAAGAACTTTCATAAAATGGCTATATATAGTTTAAACGGGGAATATCCTCAAGCATTACCGGAAAGAATTCGTCTAAGCAATGGCCAAACGAGATCAGATAGTAGTACATTTACTGCCGAAGAAATTGCTGATGCTGGATATGTTGCTGTGGTTAAACCATCATATGACCAAACAACACATACACTAGACTGGGATGGCACAAACCTTACATCAAGACTTTATAACGATGCTGAAATTGCTGCTGAATGGGTAGGAATTAGAGCTAGTCGTGATCAAATTTTAAATCAAATTGATACAATGTATGGAGTTACTATTGATGTTGATACCTATAAATCTGCAGAAACCACTGCTGAATTATCTGACGATCAAAAAGCAGCAAAACAAGCACTAAGAGATATAACAGATCAGGATAACCCATTTGACATATCTTGGCCAATATCAGTTTGAGGAAAATGTATAATGCCTAAAGTAATTGGATATGATCCTGTAGACCTAGGATTTGGTGGAATGATTAATTATGCTGGTATAGATAATAATGTAGTTTTAGATGATGTTAAAGATGGTGATTATCCAGCACTTGGCGATCCAAACTGGGATGATACTATTTTATCGTTGAATTTTGATGATAACATTACCGACCTGACAGGCACGTTTAGCACATACTCATTGACTGGTTCTTATAACGCTGATGCAAAATTTGGCACAAAAAGTTTACGCACTAATGGTAGTGGTGGTCTTATAAACACATCTGAAAATGCTGCTTTGTCTTGGGGTACAAGTGATTTCACTATCGAATGGTGGTATAAACACTCAACATGGTCAGCCAGTAACGCATATTTTTTTCATGGTAGAATTAATAATGGTGACAACTTCATTATGTATGTTGACGCAAGTGGTAATCTAAATATATATGATCCCCAGACTGGCGGTGTCGGGCTTTACACCATCGGAGTAGCAAATACACTCCTTACTGCTGGGACTTGGCAGCACATGGCTGTAGTCAAGACATCAAACGTATTAAAAGTATTTATTGATGGCAGTCAAGTAGGTACAGATCAAGCACAGACTGAAAATTTTACCCTCACACGAATGGGTATTGGTAGTTATGGTGGTGGAGCTACTTGGTTATCTACTGGTTTAATCGATAGTTTCCGTATTACAACGATGGCTCGTTACACTGCTAATTTCACTCCACCTATAGCAGAGTTCCCAACAAGCTAACAATAATTATAGTTTTTAAATATTATAAATAATATATTTTTGATGGAGAGTAACAAAAAATGGCTAAAGTAATTGGATACGATCCTGTAGACCTAGGGTACGGCGGAATGGTTAATTATTCCGGTGCAGATAATAATAAAGTTTTAGATGATGTTAAAGATGGCAATTATCCATCTATTACCGTCTCAGATTATCAGTTGGCAGATTTGTGGTTTGATTGGGATGCCGCAGATTTGTCCGATTCCTATGCTGATGGCGCGGCGATTCCCACCGCAACTACCGTACCCCTAACTGCAAATGACAATAGCTCCTTAACTATGAATACTACCGCTACTGGTATGACTTTTCGAGCAGCCGATGGCGGTGCAGTAGAGTTTACAGCAACAGGTGGTATCAGAGCCACAGAGACTACCGGAGCGTCTTATACTACATTAAGCAATGCGACAGACATATCCATCGTTCAGTGGTTTAATACTGACAATACGGTGAGCCGACGTGCCTTATGCTCACGTTATCCTTCACAGTTCAACAACTTTTTGGACTCTGGGGGCGGATTCTTGGGCGACTCCCAATCTGCCATTGGTGGAGCGTTCACTGCAGGGGCGAATGATGGGTTTTACGCAGGGGGTGAATGGGTAATGATGGCGTTCACCTATGCTGTGTCTGACGGTATTGCCCGATGGTATGCTAATGGAGTTGAGGTGAAGACCGATAATTGGGGAACTGATGGCGGCGCTGGTCTACAAAGCTCACCGGCGGGAGTAGGTGTCCGTTTCAGTATAGGAACCCGCTCTGATGATTATTCGCCACAAAGGTTTGATGGAAAGATAGCAGTCTGTCGTTTATACACCGCCTCTTTAGACGCTTCCGAGATACTATCCCAGTTTAATAACACCAAGGCGAGATTTGGGGTTGTGTAAATATCTACCGCAGAATATACCGCTAACGATGCAGCAAGCAATGTTCTGTCAGTGTAGAAACAAGAATCGATTTTTGATAATACGAATAAGCAGATAAATACCCAGTAATTTATAGCTTAGAGGAATATCAGTATGAAACCCAACTTAATCCGCCAAACACTAGACATGCTTGAAGCAGTTGAAATGGAACTAGTCGCAAATCGTGACTTTGTTCTTGTCGCAAAAACTATGAAGGACGGCAAAGAATATGCACTTGGAAACACAGAGCATGACGACGGTGATTCTCGCAAGAACGATTATCAGATCTATCTTAAAACAAGACTCGGTGGATTTGAGCATAAAGGTAAATTTTATCCCCAAGAGTTTTATACACAAGTAGAATCACTTAAAGTAGGTTCCTACGGTACTGAATCAGAAGCACTGAGAGAATTTGAAGCCTGGGTTGAAAAAATATAATGGCATCTTTAAATGTTACCCTGTTAAAATGGTGGATTCAGGTTTCATGTATTGTATTCGGCAGTGTTGTTGCGTATCAACTAGGTTGGTGGCATGCGCTCTGGGATGCAGACATCACCAAAATTAGTATTGGAATCCTAGGTGTATTTGCTGTAACTATGTTACTCACCGGTTACATCAGCAAGAACTACCAGGACAAAAAATCACAAGCACTTGGAAATTATGTATGGTTTGCCAGTGAAGCAATGATCACACTGGGCATGATTGGCACAGTTGCTGGGTTCTTGCTCATGCTTGGCAGTGCCTTTAGTAACCTTGATGTTACTAATATTGCTAATGTACAGGCAGCTATTGCAGACATGGCCATTGGAATGAGTACTGCATTGAGCACTACATTAGTTGGACTAATTTGCTCAATCTTAACAAAAGCACAAATGGTTATTTTGGAGAATAGCTGGGAAAATGGCGACTAAACAACGTTACAAAAGCAGTTTTGGATTTATAGATTTACTATTCAATCTTCTAGTAGGATTTACTTTTATGTTCATCCTGGCCTTTATGCTGATTAATCCCATAGCTAAGAAACACAACTTTGATCCCAAAGCAGAATACATGATAGTTATGACCTGGGATCCACAAAGTGCAACTGACATTGACATGTGGGTGCAGGATAATTTAAACAATATTGTTAGTTTTAGAACAAAGAATATTGCACTAATGCATTTAGACAGAGACGACCTAGGTTATAGAAATGACACGTTTATTAGTGAAACGGGCGCAACAGTGAAACATGAAATTAACCGTGAAGTATTAACTATCAGAAGCAGAGATCCAAGAACATATACTGTAACTACACACTGGTATTCAAAAATAATTAACGCGAATACTGGTGCAGAACAGGTTACCATTGAGTTGATACGTCTTAATCCTTATAAAGAAGCATCTATTAAACAAATAATTCTTCAAGGCCCTGGTGACGAAAAGCATGCATTTACGTTTACGGTATTGCCAGATGGCAATTTAGAATTAGACGATACTGAAAAACTCATTGTCAATGATGCTGATAACATATCAAGAAAAAATAATTGAGGATAGAAAATGATCGATTTTAACATTACTACTACTCAGTTAGCCGCAATTTGGATCTTTGCTGGACTATGCTGTATGATTCCCATGTTTGTTAAACTTTCATGGCAAAAGTTTTTAATTATCCCAATTGTGTTATTTTCTATATGGATTAGTTTTGAAACTAACCGAGAGTTTATCGGAACACCTGTGTACGATCAACCTGCAAAGTTTATATACAAGCATCACACTGTCTCAAGCACAGATAACAAAAAATGGATTACACTCTGGGCAATGGTTGAAAAGAAAGACAGACTATATAGATTTGTATATGATAAACAAACTCAGAAAAAATTAAACGAAGCTAAGAAACGGGCATCTCGTGGCCGTGCTACCATTGGCGAGTTTAAGAAAAAAGAACCCAAAAATAGACTTGATCGCACAGATCAAACAGAGTTAATTACTTACGATTTTCCCCATCAGGAAGCCTTTCCTAAAGATAGCAAATAAATTTATTGTTCTAGTAAGTATTTAGGTTGCATTGTATGCATGCCTGTGTTATTATAATAGACAATTAAAAATTACATTTAGAAGGATCGTAATATGAGTAACGGTGATCGCGTCTTTACCGCAGAACAAAAAGCAAAACTATCACACTTAATTCAAGAAGGTATGACTGTAATGCAGGAAGTTGATGACCTCACAGAAGGCCTCAATGACACTGTTAAA